CTATTTACTATAGGCTTTGATTGGGTAATGATCTGAAAAATCATTGTAAACGTAGTAATATGGGAACGCATATACATCCCATGGCTTAGGTTTTTCAGTCACAACTTCATTGACTAATTGTTTTGGTTGTTTATGATCTTTATCTGTAAATATATAGTCTAAATGTTCTGGTTTACCATTAGGGTAATTATATTTCGCAATTGAATTTGATTGAGGGTCCCATGTGCTATTATGACCTGCATATAGAACATCATTTACATTCAAGTTTTTAAGCATATCTTTGAACTCTGGAGTGCCTTTATTAACATTAAGGTCGCCACCTATATATACCGTTTCATCTTTAGGGATATTTTTCTTTTTAACAAAGTCACTGATTTCTTTCATTTGTTCAGCTCTAATTTTTCGATCATGTCCAGCACCACAACGTGAATCTTCAGATTGTGTATGTGTACCGATAACGTGAATGTTCTTACCATTTTTCTCTATTTTTGTATAAACAAAGCCTTTGTTGCTATCATTATCGAATCCACAACCGCTTTTGAAAACATGCTGGATTTTTTCTTTAATAGGATATTTACTTACAATCGCTACGCCACCATCTTCAGCAACAGTTGATGAGTAGCTACCTTCAGTTTTGTCCCAACCTGATTGAGAACGACCGAGTACAGGTGTTTGGTAAGGATATTCTTTTTTCACATTACTTAATAATTTGTCTGATGCACCATTATCAAATGCTTCATTGAATATTACGACATCATTATTTTTAATATAAGAAGATTGTCCGATTAAATCAGCGCGTTTATATTGTCCCCAGTTTGGATACATAGAAACCTTGTAACAACAGTATTTATTGGGTTTGGAGTCCCTAATGGGTCCCTAAATTACATACTTTCTAAAATTTTAGTTGTTTTTTTGTCCTCTTCATTAAATTTTTCTTCTAACAAATGAGAATACACGGATGTAGTTATTGCTATATTTTTATGACCTAATCTTTTAGAAATGTAATGTATAGATACACCTTTTGCTAGTAAATAAGAACAATGAGTGTGTCTTAATGCGTGCGATGTAATAATTGGTATATTATTGACTCTACAGGCTGATTTCAAAGCATTATTGATAGCCTGAAGGTTAATTATAGATCCGGCTTCTTTGAAAATGTAACCATCATAGCTAATTGCAAATGTACTTATGACGTCCATAATGTGTTTCATATCAGATTTAGCGATACTGATATATCTAGGGGAAGTATCGGTTTTTCGCTCGTCAATAAATATAGTGTTTTTCACTTGGTTGATATGCTCAATCTTTATATTTCTTGCACCACTGACACGACAACCCGTACAAATCATTATGAATAGCGCTAATGATGAACGAGTTCTCTTCTTTCTGACGTGATCTTTTAGTATTTCATATTCAGTTACCGAGATGAATTTTTCTTGTTCTGACTTCGTAGGTTTTCCGGCTTTATAATTAACTTTATAAGCGGGATTTTTAAAAATAAGCCCATCATATAATGCGTCATCTAAAGCTGACCGAATAGCACCGTTTGTTTTTCTTATAGTTTCTTTTGCGTGTTCTTTTGAATAATCGTTTATGAATTTCTGATAAACTTGTCTATTTATCTTTGATAACTCCATTTTACCTATTTTATGTTTTTGTATATGTTGTAATGCATTTCTATAATGACGGTAGGTATTTTCTTTAACAACAGGTTGTTTATACGTTTTAATCCAATTTTCGAAGTATTCTTCAAGAGTTATATAGTTATCTATATTAAAACCACTTCTTAACTCATTTAACTTGTCTAGTCCAGCAGAATTAGCTTCACGCTTTGTTCTAAAACCTTTCTTACGGTATCTTTTTCCTTCATACTTAAATTCATATTGCCATTTTTTACCATCGTAACAACGTGTTTTCATGCGTTCCCTCCTCAAAATTGGCAAAAAATAATAAGGGTAGGCGGGCTACCCATGAAAATTGTATAAAAAAAGACGCCTGTATAAAATACAGACGCCACTTATAGTTATAAGATTACATGGTTAATTACCAAAAATGGTAACGAATATATACGTGTTTTAAAGGATAAACCTTTAATATATTAAAATTATATCATCTTATATCAGGAATCTGCAATATATTATTATTAATTCTATTTATCAGTAACATAATATCCGAAGAATCTATTACTGGATTTTTAATTTTTTGGGGTAAAACTTTTCTTATGCGAAACTTACTAATCGGCTGGAAAGAATTTATGCAAGCGTAACTATTACCTTTTAATTTTTTTACCTTATCAATTGCTGATACTATGTTATTAATGTTTCTGTCAATTTTATTTAATTTATTTTCAATTTCTAAACTATCAGATATAAATTCACTAAAATAATCTTTAGTGATGAATTCTGTGTTGTTTTTTTGGTATTTTTTATCGAAAACTTCTTTTAATATAGCTGAATTATTTTGCGCGCTAATTAAATTTAAAAACAATCTTAAATAATACTCCCATTTCAAATCAAAATTCATCTTTAAATACTTTTTGTTTTCTTTAGAAGATAAGGGAATAACATTTACTATATCTTCCGTATTAGAATCATTTTTATTCATCACTATTGCAAAGTGTGAATTAGAGAATTCTTTATTAACGTTTATACCGAAATCTACAAAAACTATTTCTCCTTGTTTAAACTTTGGATAAAAACCTTTATGGTTTTTTTCACCTTCAAATCTCTTGAGTAAATAGTGAATATCTGAATCTAATTTTTTAAATTTTGGATTTCCAGAAGTTTTTAATTTATTAATGCGTTTTTCTATATTATGCGTCATCATTTCTCCTTTATTCTCGCTCACACTCTCACCACCATTCAACGTCTACACTAGTAGGCGTTTTTTTATTTAGTAAAATCATAATGAATCTTCTTTGGTTAACTTATCTCCATCTATTTTTTGTGAAATAAATTCCAAGTATTTACGCGCATTATGTGACGATAAATCTTTAGGTAACTCATAAGTGAATGGTTGATTACCACTAGTTAAAACTTCATATACTATAGTTTCTCTTTTTATTTTGCAATTAGTTATTTTCATTATAAACTTCCTTTCAAACACTGCTGAAATAGACGTCTTTTATATTAAAGCGCCACACAGGCGCTGTTAATCACAATTTAGTTCTATCAGTGATTTTAGACTCCATAACTCTTTGATGTGATTCTTTAGCTTCTCGAATCATATCTTTAAATTCTTGACTGTCTATAAAAGCTTTAGCCTCTTCTATTTGCTCTTGAGTAAGCTCTTTACCACCAGTATTGATGTGTAAGTGTTCAATTTCTTTATAAGTACTCATTTTTTCGACTCCTGTTCTTCAAGTTCACTTTTAGTTATAGGTAAACCATTGTTCAATCTATAAGTCAGTTCTTCTTCTGTATAAAAGGGGATTTCAACCATTTCCCACTCTTCAATGTTAATGTCAACTTCTTTAAAATCCATGTTAAACCCTCCTGTGAAATGAATTTTCTATTATTTATAGTAATTACTTATAAAAATACAATCTTTACCTATCTCAAACTTTGTATTCTAAATGTACTCGTAATCCATAGTCTGATTCTTTAGTAACGATTTTCTCTTCTAAATAATCTAAAGTTTTATACTTACCACCATTAATATATGCGTTACAAGAAACGATGTTGTCCATATGATTGACTAATCTTGAAGCATACTCTCTAGGTACATATCCAACGTGAAATTCAGAGTATTCATTTGAAATCATAACTTTTATCGCGTTTTCATCATAAGGATTATCCGGTTCTTTTTGTAAGAATACACCAGGAATAACCTCGTAATCAGAAATTTCATACACCTTGTCTTCATAAAGTAATTCTTCTTTAAGTTCATTTCCTTTCAAATCACTATATAAGAAAAAGAAATCGTCGTTATTTTTCATTTTCTTGATAAGTTTCTTTAATTCTTTTCTACGACCTTCATAATTTAATCCTACGACGTCGAAAATTTCAACTTTAGTTTGTTCATCATCATTAATAGGTAGACAATCATTCGAGATAATTGTTTCCTTATTCTTAGATAATTGCATATAAGTTTTTAAAATTGAGATGAATCCTGTTAAAGGAGAGTTTGTTACGAAATAAACTGTTAATTTTCTATTATCGTTTAATGTTAAAAAAGCTTGGTTTTTCCAAATAGTAACAACAGTGTTATAATCTATCACCTCTGATAATGAGATTTTGAATATATAATCTTCTTCTTTCCTTATAAAACAAATCTCTTCATGTGAAATGAATATAGAACCCATTCTCCTCTTGTTTTCGTCGAATTTTATGTCGCAACTGTCGCTGATTATTGGTTCAAAGTAACTGTATTGATCTGATAATATTTTTTCATCTTGCTTTCTAGGTTTCATTTTACTACCTCCTATAAAATAACTTTTCCAACTAACCTCACACTTTCGTTATCATAAAAATATAAATCTTTATACTTTTTATTTAAAGAAACCAACGTTAATCTATTATCTTCTACATAAACTTTCTTTACGTAAGCATCTCCATTTATAATAAAGACGCCTATTTGTCCATCTTTGATAGTGTGAGATTTTTCAATGAATATAATTTGTCCGTTTTTAAATAACGGCTCCATTGAGTCTCCATTTACTTTTAAAGCTATATCATGTGCGGGGACATAACCTCTTACGAATTCTTTTGAAATAGGCTCGTTATATAATCTTTCGCCAATACCAGCTGACGCACAACCATATATATCCACTTCGGATTTTTCTTGAATGTAAGAATTGAAATCTACCAGATTATCACTGTCATTATTTTGTTCTTCTAATTGATTAGTCGCATATTTTAGTACATTGCTTTGTCTTGGAGGCGTGAGTTTACTGTATATGGAAGTGATGTCGTTATTTTCAATTTTTCTATTCTTAGAAATATCAAACCCCATAAGCCACGCTTCGTTAACGTTTAAAGCCTTTGCTAGTTCAAAGACTTTGTCTTGTTTCGCTTCATATTTTCCGTTTAAATAATCGCTAATTGAGTTTCTACCAATACCAGTCCTTCTTGATAGCTCTGATTGAGATATCTTCCGTTCAGACATAATTTGCTTTAATCTATCCTTAAAACTGTTCATATTTCTGAACACCTCCTAAGAACATAATACTACGTACAATGACGATTATCAATAATTTTTAACAAATATTGTACAGAAAAATGTATTTTATGTGTTGACTTATTTAAACAAAGGTGTTTTAATTGATTTGTACAGAAAACCGAACAAGAAGGGAGGTGAGTTTATGATATACAATTTCGATTATAGTTTGCTGTACGAAAGAATGGCAGAGTATAGATATAGCCAAAGTTCTTTAGCGAACGCAATCCCTATTTCAAGGACATCTATTAATCACAAGTTGCAAGGAAAAAATTTATTTACACAATGGGAAATAAAACGAATCTGTGAATTATTAGAAATCCCACCAACAAAAGTAGGTAGATATTTTTTTGAACAAAATGTACAGAAACCTGTACAAATGTCGTAACAGGAGGAAACTATGGAACAAATCACATTAACCAAAGAAGAGTTGAAAGAAATTATAGCGAAAGAAGTTAGAAATGCTATAAAAGGCGAGAAACCAATCAGCTCAGGTGCAATTTTCAGTAAAGTAAGAATCAATAATGACGATTTAGAAGAAATCAATAAAAAACTCAATTTCGCAAAAGATTTGTCGCTAGGAAGATTGAGGAAGCTCAATCATCCGATTCCGCTAAAAAAGTATCAGCATGGCTTCGAATCAATTCATCAAAAAGCTTATGTACAAGATGTTCATGACCATATTAGAAAATTAACATTATCAATTTTTGGAGTGACACTTAATTCAGACTTGAGTGAAAGTGAATACAACCTAGCAGCAAAAGTTTATCGAGAAATCAAAAACTATTATTTATACATCTATGAAAAGAGAGTTTCAGAATTAACTATCGATGATTTCGAATAAAGGAGGAACAACAAATGTTACAAAAATTTAGAATTGCGAAAGAAAAAAATAAATTAAAACTCAAATTACTCAAGCATGCTAGTTACTGTTTAGAAAGAAACAACAACCCTGAACTGTTGCGAGCAGTTGCAGAGTTGTTGAAAAAGGTTAGCTAAATTCAACGGTAAGGATTTGCCCTGCCTCCACACTTAGAGTTTGAGATCCAACAAACACATAAGTTTTAGTAGGGTCTAGAAAAAATGTTTCGATTTCCTCTTTTGTAACAGTTTCAATTCCTTCATATCCTGGAAAAACAATTTTCTTTAAATCCGAAACATGTTTTTTTGAACCATCCTTTAAAGTAACTAGAAGTTTCATACTTATCACCTCCTTAGGTTGATAACAACATTATACACGAAAGGAGCATAAACAATATGCAAGCATTAAAAACAAAATCGAACATCGGCGAAATGTTCAACATACAAGAAAAAGAAAATGGAGAAATCGCAATAAGTGCAAGAGAGTTATATAAAGCTTTGGAAGTTAAAAAGCGTTTTAGCGCTTGGGCAGAAATTAACTTGAAGCATTTCAAAGAAAATAGGGATTTTACAAGTGTACTTACAAGTACGGTTGTTAATAACGGAGCTGTAAGACAACTAGAAGATTATGCTTTAACACTTGATGTAGCTAAACATGTTGCGATGATGTCAGGTACAGAAAAAGGTTTTGATTTTAGAGAGTATTTCATCCAAGTAGAGAAAGCATGGAACAGTCCAGAAATGATTATGCAACGTGCTTTAAAAATTGCTAACAACACAATCAATCAATTAGAAACAAAGATTGAACGTGATAAACCAAAAATTGTATTTGCAGATGCAGTAGCTACTACTAAGACATCAATTTTAGTTGGAGAGTTAGCAAAGATCATTAAACAAAACGGTATAAACATCGGGCAACGCAGATTGTTTGAGTGGTTACGTCAAAACGGATTCCTTATTAAACGCAAGGGTGTGGATTATAACATGCCTACACAGTATTCAATGGAACGTGAGTTATTCGAAATTAAAGAAACATCAATCACACATTCGGACGGTCACACATCAATTAGTAAGACGCCAAAAGTAACAGGCAAAGGACAACAATACTTTGTTAATAAGTTTTTAGGAGAAAAACAAACAACTTAATAGGAGGAACGAACAATGCAAGCTCAAAACAAAAAAGTCATCTATTACTACTATGACGAAGAAGGTAATAGACGACCCGTTAATATTCAATACAACGATGGCTACGACTTAATGATAGACCAGCGTTTTATTGAAATGACGCTTGAAAGACATCCGCATTTAAAAAATAACTTTTATGGATTAATAGATGGAAAAGAATTTAAGTTAGATTAAATTTTTGTGTTAGATAATTAAAAGCTAATTTGCTTAGCAATGTTACGGACATACTAGTGGTTTTGTTTGCGACTTTTTTAACTTCTTTCCAAGTGTGATTGTCTCGGATATTATCTAAAAATTCATGCCCTGACCAAGTTATATCGTTAATTGTATAACCATAAATATGTCCATCTTCCCAACCGAATTTAACACTAACATACTTTGCTTCTTCCAGTTTTAATAATGCATACATTACAGTTTCAAAATCATATTTTCCAAATACAACATTATCTTTGAAATTGTATTCGGTGAGCGGTTCACCAATCTTTTTATTAGTTTCAATTTCTAACAAAAGATGTCTAACACAATCATGATCTAATTTCATACTTATCACTACCTTAGGTTGATAACAACATTATACACGAAAGGAAAGATAGAAATGCCACATATTTTAAACGTAACAGTTCCAATACCTGAAACACACGTGCTTATCACAAAAGATGAATATGAAGAGTTAATAGCTTACTCATTAGACCCTGTATGGAACATGAGCGACTTAAAGAAGAAATTAAAAATTGCATCTGATGAAACAATCAAAGACAGGTTATTATTTCACCCTAGACTCGAAAAAGAGTTAAGAGCACAAGGTATCGTACATTATCCTGATGAGAATTTTAATCGTTGGAGGTTTAACGCAAGAAGGATGCATAAGTTTGTAGATGAACATTTTAATGAGATTTACAAAGGAGGGCACAACAAATGAGTAAAACTTATAAAAGCTACCTAGTAGCAGTACTATGCTTCACAGTCTTAGCGATTGTACTTATGCCGTTTCTATACTTCACTACAGCATGGTCAATTGCAGGATTCGCAAGTATCGCAACATTCATATTCTATAAGGAATACTTTTATGAAGAATAAAAAAACTGCTACTTGCGCCAACAAGTAACAGTAACAAACATTTAAGAAATAAAATTCAAGTTAAATATAAAACGAAAAACGGAGGAAGTCAACCATGACTAAAAATTATAAAGACATGACGCAGGAAGAAATAAAAGACTTATTATCTGAAAAAACGGCAGAATTGTATGAATTAGCGAAAGAAATTAAGGGAGAAAGTAAATTTGATATTTTGCTTTTCTCATCAATAGGAGTTATCGACGGAGATTATTTAGCAGGTTCAAGTTCTGTGATTGGTCATACTTTTGATCTTGCTTACTTATTGGATAGCACTAAGAGTTATAAAGATATTGTCAATGTTCTCCAAATGTGTAAATCACAAAAAATTCTCGGTATAGATGACGACAAGGAGGACTAAAACAATGTATTACAAAACGGGTGACGTATGTCGAAAAATATTTAATGTAGATGGCTTTGATTTTCAATTAAGAGTTAAGAAGCGAGCATATAGTGTCGAAATAGTCGTTTTAGATCATGAAGGAAATTCAATTGACGGGCTACTAGTTTCTGACGAGAACGATCTATACACAGCTTTAGATATTTTGAAACAAAGTATTTATGAATGGATTGAAAATAACACAGATGAACAGGACAGACTAATTAACTTAGTCATGAAATGGTAGGTATAAGCATGAGAGATACAGAAAGAAATATATTGAATATTTTTAAGACGTTATTCGACGAATATACTTTGTCAAACCAACGAGCATTATTGGAAATTGAACGTAATCATCACGGATACTTATCGATTAATTTCTTGCACTATCACGACAGTTACAAAACAAACAATAAGCTTGTGCAGATACATGAAATCAATCCAGACAGCCATGAACGAATAAAAAATTTAATTATCGAGGTGCTAAGAGGTCATCGGAAGATTAAAAAAGGAGCATGAGGAAAGATATGAAAATAAATAAGTTAACTATATCGAACTTTGCTGGAATCAAAGAAGAAAAATTTAACTTTGACGGTAAAGATGCAAAAATATACGGCAATAATGCGACTGGCAAGACTACAACAGCAACCGCATTACAATGGCTGCTTTTCGATAAGGGTTTAGACGGTTCAACCAAATCATTTAACCCTGTACCTTTAAACGAAAAAAACGAAGAAAATTATGAGTTAATTCCGACTGTTTTCGCAGAATTTGAAATCGACGGAAAAATTACGACTTTTAAAAAAGAGTCACATCCTAAGTACACAATAAATCAAAAAACGAATCGCAAGGAATACTCACGAAGTCGAACGAAGAAACAATATATCAATGATGAATCAATAAAAGTAAAGGATTATAAAGCTCGTATTGATGAACTGATTGATGAAGATGTATTCAAGTTAATTACGAACCCTCAAGCATTTAACTTACTAGATTGGAAGAAACGAAGAAGTTTGTTGTTTGAAATCGCTAAACCAATCAATGATGAGGATGTCATTAAAACAAATGATGATTTTAAAGAACTAAATAATATTCTTGGAGATCACGAAATTGAAACAAAGAAAAAGATTCTTACAGACAAGATAAAACAGATTAACAAAGATATCAAAGATATTCCGATACGTATTAACCAAACGCAACAAAATAAGCAGGATGTACCGGAATTCGATAATGATAGACACACAATCATAAAACAAGAAATTGAGCAACTTGAAAATGAGCGTATAGATATTCAAAACGGTGCAGAAGAAATTAATTTGCGTAACCAATTAGCTGATAAACAATCAGAATTGAAGCGCATAGAAGCTAATAATAGCGCCAGTAATGAGAACAAAATACATGCTTTAACAAATGAGCTACACGTTGAAAATGGAACGGTTGCGAATCTTAAAACAAGATTAAAGCAAAACAAACAACAAATTACACATGAAGAAAATCGACGTAATCAATTATTAGAAAATCATAAAGGATTAAAAAGTGATTTAGAAAAAGCTAAAAATCAAAAATTTGAATATCTTGATGACAATGTATGTAGTTGTTGTGGTCAACAGTTACCAGCTGAACAAGTGAGTGAGGTAAGAGAAAAAGCATTGCAGAAATTCAATGCAAACAAATCGAAAGAATTAGAAACAATACAAACATCTATCAATCACATTATTTCAGAGGGCAAGAAAATAAAGCCAATTATCGAGAAATTAGAGGATGACAACAATAATTTACAAATTAAAATCAACGAAGCAGAAGAGCGTTCAGCAAGAATACAAAACAAAATTAATAAGTTGAAAATAACTCACGTTGACGTTACGCAAACTGACGAATACAAAGCAGTAATGTTAGAGATAAATGAGATTAATCAAAAACGCTCTAACATCAGGAAAACTATTCAAGATAAAGTTTCAGGAATAGATGACAAAATAAGCGAACTTACTCAAGAAAAATCAGAAATTGAAGTGTCAATATCAATCGAAAAATCAAATAAACATCTAGATGATGTTATTTCTGAATTAAGAAATGAAGAAGACAGATTATTGGATGAAAAAGAAAAGTATTCACATGACCTTTATATCTTAAAAGAATTTACAACAACAAAAGTCAAAATGCTTACTGAAAACATCAATAACGAATTTGATATTGCTGAATTTAAGCTATTCAATACCTTAGTTAACGGCGAATTAGAAGAAACATGTTCAACAACGGTTAATGGTGTCGAGTATGACAGCGGTTTAAATAACGCCTCAAGAATTAATGTTGGCTTAGATATCATCAACACACTATCAAAACATTTTAAAGTTACAGCGCCAATATTTATTGATAATGCTGAATCAGTAACAGAGCTTATCAAAACAGAATCACAACAAATTCAATTGATAGTAAATGAACAAGATAAAAAATTAAGAATGGAGACTATATAAAATGACGAATGAATTACTATTAAAAAACAATAAAATGGGCGACAACGTTCTATCTAGAGTTAAGACATTAGAAGCACAAGGAGATTTACAGTTTCCTGCAAACTATTCGCCTGAGAATGCAATGAAGTCAGCAATGTTACAACTGCAAGAATTAAAAGGATCTAAAAAAGATGGTTATAAACCAGCGCTGGAATTTGCAACTTCAACCAGCATAGCAAACGCCTTAATGGACATGGTTGTACAAGGTTTAAATCCTGCTAAGAATCAAGGCTATTTCATTATGTATGGCGATAAGGTTCAATTCCAAAGAAGTTACCACGGAACAATGGCAGTAACTAAACGTGTAGCAGGCGCAGAAGAAATTAATGCAGAAGTCATATTTGAAGGTGACGAAGTTAAGTATAAAACTAAAAACGGAAAAATTGTTGAACTTGAACATACACAGTCTTTTGGTAACAGAAACACACAAAACATTATCGGTGCATATGCAACAGTTGTATTTAAAGATGAAAGTAGAAATTACACTGAAATCATGACATTTGAAGAGATTGAAGAAGCGTGGAAGCAATCACAAATGGTTTATAACGGTGTATTTAAAGAAGACGGTACACACAGAAGATTCCCTCAAGAAATGGCTAAAAAGACTGTAATAAACCGTGCATGTAAAAAGATTTTAAACAGCACGGATGACGCTAGTCTTTTATCAAATCAAATTAAAGAATCTGAACAACGTCAACGCAAAGAAGTATTGGATGCAGAAGTTGAAGAAAATGCAAATCAAGAACAATTGGATTTTGAACCACCAGTTTTTGAAGAAGCACAATACACAGAATTAGAAAATGAAAAACCTATTGATGTATCTGACTTTGAAGAAATAAAAGAACCTGCAACAGAAAAAGAAAGCGAAGAAGAGCCATTTTAATTGAAACAATAGCAACTGGTTCAAGTGGTAACTGCTACGTCTTAAATGATGGACGTACTACGTTACTGCTTGAGGCAGGAATAAAATTTGAACGTGTTCAAAAGCATTTCAAATATAAAACAAGACATATAGCAGGGTGTCTTATCACACACGAACATGGTGATCATGCAAAGTACACAAAGCAGTTTGTCGACAATGGTGTAATCAGCTATATGACTGCTGGAACACAACGAGCTATGGATTTTGAAAGTCATCGCTTATGCACGATTAAGGCAAAGCAAGAGCTACGAATTGGTACGTGGTCAATTTTACCATTTGACATTGAACATGATGCTAACGAGCCTGTGGCTTTCTTATTACAAAGCACATTAGGTTATAAGGTCCTGTATGTTACTGATACGAAGTATCTGAAATACAAATTTAACGGCATTACGCACATGATGTTAGAAGTTAATTATATCTATGAACAAATGCAAGAAAACATAAAAAACGGCAGTGTACACAGCGCATTAGCAAACAGAATTATGGAGTCTCATTTTAGCTTAGAACATGCTATCGGAATGTTGAAAGCAAATGATTTAACTAGACTCGAAGAAATACATTTAATTCATTTAAGTAGTCAAAATTCAAATGCAAAATACATTAAAAGTGAAATACAAAAAGTGACGGGCGCGCCCGTTTATGTTGGAGGTTTATAAATGCTAAACAGAACAATATTAGTTGGTCGTTTAACTAGAGACCCAGAATTAAGAACCACTCAAAGTGGTGTAAATGTAGCATCATTCACATTAGCAGTTAACCGCACATTTACGAATGCACAAGGAGAGCGCGAGGCAGACTTTATTAATATCATCGTATTTAAAAAACAAGCAGAGAACGTTAATAAATACCTATCTAAAGGATCGTTGGCGGGCGTAGATGGTAGGTTACAAACGCGGAACTATGAAAATAAGGAAGGTCAACGTGTATACGTTACGGAAGTTATTGCTGATAGTATTCAATTTTTAGAACCGAAAAACTCAAATGACACTCAACAAGATTTATATCAACAACAAGTACAACAAACACGTGGACAATCGCAATATTCAAATAACAAACCAGTAAAAGATAATCCGTTTGCGAATGCAAATGGTCCGATTGAAATAGATGACAATGATTTACCATTCTAATTTAACCGGTTTGAAAGTGAGGTGTGTATATGACTGGTTGGATAAGTATTGATCGCTCAATTCAAAATCATTGGCTATTTAAAGAAAAGAGAACATTTTCAAAGTTTGAAGCATGGATATATTTACTCATGGAAGCGAATCATTCAAAGGCAAAAGTGCCTATTGGAAACCAAATTGTAACCGTAGAAAGAGGACAAAGATTAACATCGATTTTGACCTTGTCTGACCTTTTTAACTGGTCACGATTTAAAGTGAAAACCTTCCTTGACTTACTCGAGAGTGATGGAATGTTAGAAGTCAAAACAACATCAAAATATACCCTTATAACCATTGTCAATTATGACTTTTATCAAAGTGAGCAGGGCAGGAACCAACATCAAAACGACATCAAACCAACATCAAAACAACATCAGTCAAACATCAACCCAACATCAAAACAACATCAAACCAACACAAACAATAATGATAATAAAGATAATAATGAAAAGAATGTGAATAATGAGAAGAAGAAGACAACCGCCTTCGACTTCTTCCAAGATAACGGATTCGGTTTCATAACTTCTTACAATTTAGACGATTTAAATTATTATCTTGATTCATTTGAAAATGATTCAGATGAAATAGTTACCGCATCACTTAAAATCGCTAAAGACAGAAACAAAGTTACTTGGGGATATGCTAAAAGCATTTTGAATACATGGCTTAATGCAAACTTGAAATCTATTGAACAAGTACGTGCATTTGAAAAGCAACAACTTGAAAGCAAAAAACAAAATTATAAACCTTTCGTTAAACAATCAAAAGAAAAAACACCCAAATGGCTCACAGACAGCACGAGAGAAACGAAAACGCCGGAAGTAGATGAAAACCTTGAGAAAGACAGAGAAGCTTTTATTAAGCGTCTAAATAGCAAATGGGAGTGATTGAAAATGGATGCATTTGATAAATACTATCTATTTGATCATGACGGCAACAAAATGTTTTCAGTTACACCACATTTTAAAGATGGTCGGCATTTAGTTGTTGGAATAAAAGAAACAAAATTTAATGGTCGTCGTTGGTATTTAGACGATTATGAATTAAATACACTTATTGATAATGAACAAATGGAGTTAGGACACCAAACAAGCTTATTTGAATATATATGAGGGATTACATGGAGATAGAAATTAAATTTAATGAAGTGTTTAATGCGCCGATGGGGTCGCCTCGTCCACGCTTTCGTAATACAGGTAGATTTGTTCAAACTTACATGCCAACGTCTTACACAAAGCATAAAGCGTATATACAAGGGCAAATGCCTAAGTTAAATCTAGAGCGCGCACTAAAAATCGAATTAGACTTTTACTTTCCATTGCTTAAATCATGGTCGAAGAAAAAGAAAAGCGAAATGGTTGGGCAGTATAAAGTGACTAAGCCGGATATCGACAACTTAATTAAAACGGTATTAGATGCTTGTAATGGCCATGTATGGAAAGACGATAACCAAATTACAGAAATAACTAGCTCAAAGCGTTATGGAATTGAGCCCAAAATAATCATACGAATAGAAGAAATATAAGAGGTGGATAAAATGGCGAGAAAAGCAAGGATTGTAACAATAAATGATAAACCTTATAGGTTCAGTAAATTTGAAATGGAATTAATAGAAAGTCACGGTATAACCGCTGGAATGGTTTCTAAGAGAGTAAAAGACGGTTGGGAACTACATGAAGCAATGGACGCACCAGAAGGCACGCGTTTAAGCGAGTACAGAGAAAAGAAAACAATAGAAAGACTGGAACAAGCTAGACTCGAACGCAAATTGGAAAGAAAGCGAAAGAGAGAGGCTGAGCTAAGAAGAAAGAAGCCACACTTGTTTAATGTACCTCAGAAACATTCACGTGATCCGTACTGGTTTGATAATACTTATAACCAAATGTTCAAGAAATGGAGTGAAGCATAATGAGTGTAATCAGTAACAGAAAAGTAGATATGAATGAAATACAAGACAATGTTAAGCAACCAGCGCACTACACATACGGCGACATTGAAATTATAGATTTTATCGAACAGGTTACGGCGCAGTATCCACCACAATTAGCATTTGCAATAGGTAATGCAATCAAATATCTATCTAGAGCACCGTTGAAAAACGGACACGAGGATTTAGCAAAGGCGAAGTTTTATGTCCAAAGAGCTTTTGACTTGTGGGAGCAATGACTATGACATATAACGCGCGCAAAGAATACTTAAACCAATTTTTCGGATCTAAGAGATATCTGTATCAGGATAACGAACGAGTGGCACATATCCATGTAGTGAATGGCACTTATTACTTTCACGGGCATATCGTGCCAGGTTGGCAAAGCGTTAAAAAGACATTTGATACTGCTGAAGAGCTCGAAATATATATAAAGCAACATGGTTTGGAATACGAGGAACAGAAGCAACTAACTTTATTTTAGAGGAGATGGAAATGATGAATAATCGTGAACAAATTGAACAATCCGTTATAAGTGCTAGTGCGTATAACGGCAATGACACAGAGGGATTGCTAAAAGAGATTGAGGACGTGTATAAGAAAGCGCGAGCATTTGATGAAATACTTGATGGAATGACAAATGCTATTCAACATTCAGTTAAAGAAGGTATTGAACTTGATGAAGCAGTAGGAATTATGGCAGGTCAAGTTATCTATAAATATGAGGAGGAACAAGGAAAATGACTAACACATTAACAATTGATCAGTTACAAGAGTTATTACAAATACAAAAGAAGTTCGACGATAGAATACCGACTAGAAATTTAAATGACACAGTAGCTAGTATGATTATTGAATTTGCGGAGTGGGTTAACACACTTGAGTTTTTTAAAAATTGGAAGAAACAACCAGGTAAGCCATTAGATACACAATTAGATGAGATTGCTGATTACTTAGCTTTCAGTTTGCAATTAACTTTGACTATTGTTGATGAAGAAGATTTGGAAGAAACTACTGAGGTTATGGTTGATTTGATTGAAAATGAAGTTACTTTACCTAAACTACATTCAGTTTATTTTGTTCATGTAATGCATACACTAACAGAACAATTTGTAAAAGGTATTGATAATAGTATTGTACAAGTTTTAATAATGCCTTTTTTGTACGCCAATACTTACTATACAATCGACCAACTCATTGACGCATACAAAAAGAAAATGAAAAGGAACCACGAAAGACAAGATGGAACAGCAGACGCAGGAAAAGGATACGTGTAAAGACATCTTGGATCGAGTCAAGGAGGTTTTGGGGAAGTGAGCGACATGTTAGAAATATTTTTAATAGGGTTTGGCGTTTATCTCTTTTATCGCATAGCAATTATTTTTCTTAAGAGTAAAAAGACTATACACACAAACATATATGAAATGTTAATGCTTGCTACTATCTTTATGATATCTACAATTGCTTATAAACATCAAAAGACGCATATCTTAATAGCATTTTTAGTAATGTTTTTTATGAGTAAGCTCAAACAAGTTCAAGGGAGCTATGAGGAATGACACAATACTTAGTCACAACATTCAAAGATTCAACAGGACAACCACATGAACATTTTACTACTGCTAGAGATAATCAGACGTTTACAGTTGTTGAGGCAGAGAGTAAAGAAGAAGCTGAGCGCAAATACGAGGCACAAGTTAAAAGAGGTGCAGTTATTAAATTAGGGCAGTTGTTTGAAAATATAAGGGAGTGTGGGAAATGATTAAGCAAATACTAAGATTATTATTCTTACTAGCAATGTACGAGTTAGGTAAGTATGTAACTGAGCAAGTATATATTATGATGACAGCTAATGATGATGTAGAGGCGCCGAGTGATTACGTCTTTCGAGCGGAGGTAAGTGAGTGATGTGGATTACTATGACTATTGTATTTGCTATATTGCTATTAGTTTGTATCAGTATTAATAGTGATCATGCAAGAGAGATACAAGCACTCAGATATATGAATGATTATCTACTTGATGAAGTAGTTAAAACTAAAGGATACAACGGGTTAGAAGAATACAGGATTGAATTGAAGCGAATAAATAACGATATTAAAAAGTAATTTATATTATCGGAGGTATTGCATTGAATGATAAAGATTGAGAAACACGATATCAAAAAGCTTGAAGAATACATTCAGCACATCGATAACTATCGAAGAGAGTTGAAGATGCGAGAATATGAATTACTTGAAAGTCATGAACCAGATAATGCGGGAGCTGGCAAAAGTAATTTGCCGGGTAATCCGATTGAACGATGTGCAATAAAGAAGTTTAGTGATAACAGGTACAATACATTAAGAAATATAGTTAACGGTGTAGATAGATTGATAGATGAAAGTGATGAGGATACGCTTGAGTTATTAAGGTTTAGATATTGGGATTGTCCTATTGGTTGTTATGAATGGGAAGATATAGCACATTACTTTGGTACAAGTAAGACAAGTATATTACGTAGAAGGAATGCACTGATCGATAAGTTAGCAAAGTATATTGGTTATGTGTAGCGGACTTTTACCCTATGTAAGTCCGCATTAAAACAGTTTATTATGTTAGTATCAGATTAATATTTAAGGTTATTAAATGCTAATACGACGCATGAACAAGAGGCGCATTACTATGTGATGTGTCTTTTTATTTATGAGGTATGAACATGTTCAAACTAATTGTAAATACATTACTACACATCAAGTATAGATGCGTCTTGATACTACTTAAGTTATATAAGGTGAAACATTATGATGACTAAAGACGAACGTATACGATTCTATAAGTCTAAAGAATGGCAAACAACAAGAAAAAGAGTACTAGAAAGAGATAATTATGAATGTCAACAATGTAAGAGAGACGGCAAGTTAACGACATATGACAAAAGCAAACATAAGTCGTTGGATGTAGATCATATATTATCGCTAGAACATCATCCGGAGTTTGCTCATGACTTAAACAATTTAGAAACACTGTGTATTAAATGTCACAACAAAAAAGAAAAGAGATTTATAAAAAAAGAAAATAAATGGAAAGACGAAAAATGGTAAATACCCCCGGGTCAAAAAAATCAAAAGCGATCAAAATACTTGGGGAACGGTTAGGGAGTAAACTTCGCGATAATTTTAAAAATCCATGTATAACCCCCCCTCTTATAACCATTTTAAGGCAGGTGATGAAATGGAGATTATAGTCGATGAAAATTTAGTGCTTAAAGAAAAAGAAAGGCTACAAGTATTATATAAAGACATACCTAGCAATAAATTAAAAGTAGTTGATGGTTTAATTATTCAAGCAGCAAGGCTACGTGTAATGCTTGATTACATGTGGGAAGACATAAAAGAAAAAGGTGATTATGATTTATTTACTCAATCTGAAAAGGCGCCACCATATGAAAGGGAAAGACCAGTAGCCAAACTATTTAATGCTAGAGATGCTGCATATCAAAAAATAATCAAACAATTATCGGATTTATTGCCCGAAGAGAAAGAAGACACAGAAACGCCATCTGATGATTACCTATGATTAGTAATAAATACGTTGATGAATATATAAATTTGTGGAAACAAGGAAAGATAATTTTAAATAAAGAAAGAATTGATCTCTTTAATTATCTACAAACACATATATATTCACGAGATGATGTATATTTTGATGAACAGAAAATCGAGGATTGTATCAAATTTATTGAAAAATGGTATTTTCCAACATTACCATTTCAAAGGTTTATCATAGCTAATATATTTCTTATAGATAAAAATACAGATGAAGCTTTCTTTACAGAATTTGCTATTTTCATGGGACGTGGAGGCGGGAAAAACGGTCTAATAAGTGCTATTAGTGATTTTCTTTCTACGCCCTTACACGGAGTTAAAGAATATCACATCTCCATTGTTGCTAATAGTGAAGATCAAGCAAAAACATCGTTTGATGAAATCAGAACCGTTTTAATGGATAACAAACGAAATAAGACGGGTAAAACGCCAAAAGCTCCTTATGAAGTTAGTAAAACAGAAATAATAAACCGTGCAACTAAATCGGTTATTCGATATAACACATCAAACACAAAAACCAAAGACGGTGGACGTGAGGGGTGTGTTATTTTTGATGAAATTCATTATTTCTTTGGTCCTGAAATGGTAAACGTCAAACGTGGTGGATTAGGTAAAAAGAAAAATAGAAGAACGTTTTATATAAGTACTGATGGTTTTGTTAGAGAGGGTTATATCGATGCAATGAAGCACAAAATTGCAAGTGTATTAAGTGGCAAGGTTAAAAATAGTAGATTGTTTGCTTTTTATTGTAAATTAGACGATCCAAAAGAAGTTGATGACAGACAGACGTGGGAAAAGGCGAACCCAATGTTACATAAACCGTTATCAGAATACGCTAAAACACTGCTAAGCACGATTGAAGAAGAATATAACGATTTACCATTCAACCGTTCAAATAAGCCCGAATTCATGACTAAGCGAATGAATTTGCCTGAAGTTGACCTTGAAAAAGTAATAGCACCATGGAAAGAAATACTAGCGACTAATAGAGAGATACCAAATTTAGATAATCAAATGTGTATTGGTGGTTTAGACTTTGCAAACATTCGAGATTTTGCAAGTGTAGGGCTATTATTCCGAAAAAACGATGATTACATTTGGTTAGGACATTCGTTTGTAAGACAAGGGTTTTTGGATGATGTCAAATTAGAACCTCCTATTAAAGAATGGGAAAAAATGGGATTATTGACCATTGTCGATGATGATGTCATTGAAATTGAATATATAGTTGATTGGTTTTTAAAAGCTAGAGAAAAATATGGGCTTGAAAAAGTCATAGCTGATAATTATAGAACTGATATTGTAAGACGTGCGTTTGAGGATGCTGGTATAAAACTTGAAGTACTTAGAAATCCAAAAGCAATACATGGATTACTTGCACCACGTATCGATACAATGTTTGCGAAACATAACGTAATATATGGAGACAATCCTTTGATGCGTTGGTTTACTAATAATGTTGCTGTAAAAATCAAGCCGGATGGAAATAAAGAGTATATCAAAAAAGATGAAGTCAGACGTAAAACGGATGGATTTATGGCATTTGTTCATGCGTTATATAGAGCGGATGATATAGTAGACAAAGACATGTCTAAAGCACTTGATGCATTAATGAGTATAGATTTCTAATAGAGGAGGTGAGACATGAGTATTCTAGAAAAGATATTTAAAACTAGGAAAGATATATCATATATGCTTGATTTAGATATGATAGAAGATTTATCACAACAAGCGTATGTGAAACGTTTAGCGATTGATAGTTGTATTGAATTTGTTGCGCGAGCTGTCGCTCAAAGTCATTTTAAAGTATTGGAAGGTAATAGAATTCAAAAGAATGATGTTTACTACAAGTTAAATATAAAACCAAATACTGACTTATCAAGCGATAGTTTTTGGCAACAAGTTATATATAAACTAATTTACGATAACGAGGTTTTAATCGTAGTAAGTGACAGCAAAGAATTACTTATCGCAGATAGCTTTTACAGAGAAGAGTATGCTTTGTATGATGATATATTCAAAGATGTAACGGTTAAAGATTATACTTATCAACGTACTTTCACAATGCAAGAGGTCATATATTTAAAGTACAACAACAATAAAGTGACACACTTTGTAGAAAGTCTATTCGAAGATTACGGGAAAATATTCGGAAGAATGATAGGTGCACAATTAAAAAACTATCAAATAAGAGGGATTTTGAAATCTGCCTCTAGCGCATATGACGAAAAGAATATAGAAAAATTACAAGCGTTCACAAATAAATTATTCAATACTTTTAATAAAAACCAACTAGCAATCGCGCCTTTGATAGAAGGTTTTGATTATGAGGAATTATCTAATGGTGGTAAGAATAGTAACATGCCTTTTTCTGAATTGAGTGAGCTAATGAGAGATGCAATAAAAAATGTTGCGTTGATGATTGGTATACCCCCAGGTTTGATTTACGGAGAAACAGCTGATTTGGAAAAAAACACGCTTGTATTTGAGAAGTTCTGTTTAACACCTTTATTAAAAAAGATTCAGAACGAATTAAACGCGAAACTCATAACTCAAAGCATGTATTTGAAAGATACAAGAATAGAAATTGTCGGTGTGAATAAAAAAGACCCACTTCAATATGCTGAAGCAATTGACAAACTTGTAAGTTCTGGTTCATTTACAAGGAATGAGGTGCGGATTATGTTAGGTGAAGAACCGTCTGACAATCCTGAATTAGACGAATATCTAGTGACGAAGAACTACGAAAAAGCAAACGAAAATGGTAGTACATTGAAAGGTGGTGATGAAGATGAAAGTGGAGATTAAAGGCGTCATCGTTTCCAACGAAGATAAATGGGTTTACGAAATGCTTGGTATGGATTCGACTTGTCCTAAAGATGTTTTAACACAACTAGAATTTAGTGATGAAGATGTTGATATTATAATTAACTCAAATGGTGGTAACCTAGTAGCTGGTAGTGAAATATATACACATTTAAGAGCTCATAAAGGCAAAGTGAATGTTCGTATCACAGCAATAGCAGCAAGTGCGGCATCGCTTATCGCAATGGCTGGTGACCACATCGAAATGAGTCCGGTTGCTAGAATGATGATTCACAATCCTTCAAGTATTGCGCAAGGAGAAGCGAAAGATCTAAATCATGCTGCAGAAACATTAGAACATGTTGGTCAAATAATGGCTGAGGCATATGCGGTTAGAGCTGGTAAAAACAAACAAGAACTTATAGAAATGATGGCTAAGGAAACATGGCTAAATGCTGATGAAGCCATTGAACAAGGTTTTGCGGATAGTAAAATGTTTGAAAACGACAATATGCAAATTGTAGCAAGCGATACACAAGTGTTATCGAAAGATGTATTAAATCGTGTAACAGCTTTGGTAAGTAAAACGCCAGAGGTTAACATTGATATTGACGCAATAGCAAATAAAGTAATTGAAAAAATAAATATGAAAGAAAAGGAATCAGAAATCGATGTTGCAGATAGTAAATTATCAGCAAATGGATTTTCAAGATTCCTTTTTTAATACAAAAATAGGAGGTCATAAAATGACTATAAATTTATCGGAAACATTCGCAAATGCGAAAAACGAATTTATTAATGCAGTAAACAACGGTGAACCGCAAGAAAGACAAAATGAATTGTACGGTGACATGATTAACCAACTATTTGAAGAAACTAAATTACAAGCAAAAGCAGAAGCTGAAAGAGTTTCTAGTTTACCTAAATCAGCACAAACTTTGAGTGCAAACCAAAGAAATTTCTTTATGGATATCAATAAGAGTGTTGGATATAAAGAAGAAAAACTTTTACCAGAAGAAACAATTGATAGAATCTTCGAAGATTTAACAACGAATCATCCATTATTAGCTGACTTAGGTATTAAAAATGCTGGTTTGCGTTTGAAGTTCTTAAAATCCGAAACTTCTGGCGTGGCTGTTTGGGGTAAAATCTATGGTGAAATTAAAGGTCAATTAGATGCTGCGTTCAGTGAAGAAACAGCAATTCAAAATAAATTGACAGCGTTTGTTGTTTTACCAAAAGATTTAAATGATTTTGGTCCTGCGTGGATTGAAAGATTTGTTCGTGTTCAAATCGAAGAAGCATTTGCAGTGGCGCTTGAAACTGCGTTCTTAAAAGGTACTGGTAAAGACCAACCGATTGGCTTAAACCGTCAAGTACAAAAAGGTGTATCGGTAACTGATGGTGCTTATCCAGAGAAAGAAGAACAAGGTACGCTTACATTTGCTAATCCGCGCGCTACGGTTAATGAATTGACGCAAGTGTTTAAATACCACTCAACTAACGAGAAAGGTAAATCAGTAGTGGTTAAAGGTAATGTAACAATGGTTGTTAATCCGTCCGATGCTTTTGAGGTTCAAGCACAGTATACACATTTAAATGCAAATGGCGTATATGTTACTGCTTTACCATTTAATTTGAATGTTATTGAGTCTACAGTTCAAGAAGCAGGTAAGGTTTTAACGTACGTTAAAGGTCTATATGATGGTTATTTAGCTGGTGGTATTAATGTTCAGAAATTTAAAGAAACACTTGCGTTAGATGATATGGATTTATACACTGCAAAACAATTTGCTTACGGCAAAGCGAAAGATAATAAAGTTGCTGCTGTTTGGAAATTAGATTTAAAAGGACATAAACCAGCTTTAGAAGATACCGAAGAAACACTATAAAATTTTATGAGGTGATAAAATGGTGAAATTTAAAGTTGTTAGAGGATTTAAAGACATAGAGCACAATCAACACAAGTACAAAGTAGGGGAGTTGTATCCAGCTGAAGGGTATAACAATCCTCGTGTTGAATTGTTGACAAATCAAATCAAAAATAAGTACGACAAAGTTTATATCGTACCTTTAGATAAGCTGACAAAACAAGAATTATTAGAACTATGCGAATCATTACAAAAAAAGCGTCTAGTTCAATGGTTAAAAGTGAAATCATCGACTTATTGAATGGTGAAGACAATGACGATTGATGATTTGCTTGTCAAATTTAAATCACTTGAAAAGATTGACCATAATTCAGAGGATGAGTACTTAAAGCAGTTGTTAAAAATGTCGTACGAGCGTATAAAAAATCAGTGCGGAGTTTTTGAATTAGAGAATTTAATAGGTCAAGAATTGATACTTATACGCGCTAGATATGCTTATCAAGATTTATTAGAACACTTCAACGACAATTACAGACCTGAAATAATAGATTTTTCGTTATCTCTAATGGAGGTATCAGAAGATGAAGAAAGTGTTTAAGAAACCTAGAATTACAACTAAACGTTTAAATACGCGTGTTCATTTTTATAAGTATACTGAAAATAATGGTCCAGAAGCTGGAGAAAAAGAAGAAAAATTATTATATAGCTGTTGGGCGAGTATTGATGGTGTCTGGTTACGTGAATTAGAACAAGCTATCTCAAACGGAACGCAAAATGACATTAAATTGTATATTCGTGATCCGCAAGGTGATTATTTACCCAGTGAAGAACATTATCTTGAAATTGAATCAAGATATTTCAAAAATCGTTTGAATATAAAGCAAGTATCACCAGATTTGGATAATAAAGACTTTATTATGATTCGTGGAGGATATAGTTCATGAGTGTGAAAGTGACAGGTGATAAAGCATTAGAAAGAGAATTAGAAAAACATTTTGGCATAAAAGAGATGGTAAAAGTTCAAGATAAGGCGTTAATAGCTGGTGCTAAGGTAATTGTTGAAGAAATAAAAAAACAACTCAAACCTTCAGAAGACTCAGGAGCGCTGATTAGTGAGATTGGTCGTACTGAACCTGAATGGATAAAGGGGAAACGTACTGTTACAATTAGGTGGCGCGGGCCTTTTGAACGATTTAGAATAGTACATTTAATTGAAAATGGTCATGTTGAGAAAAAGTCAGGAAAATTTGTAAAACCTAAAGCTATGGGTGGGATTAATAGAGCAATAAGACAAGGTCAAAATAAGTATTTTGAAACGTTAAAAAGGGAGTTGAAAAAATTGTGATTGATATTTTGTACAAAGTTCATGAAGTGATTAGTCAAGACAGAATTATTAGAGAGCACGTAAATATCAATAATATTAAGTTCAATAAATACCCTAATGTAAAAGATACTGATGTACCTTTTATTGTTATTGACGATATCGACGACCCAATACCTACAACTTATACTGACGGAGATGAGTGTGCATATAGTTATATTGTCCAAATAGATGTTTTTGTTAAGTACAATGATGAATATAATGCGAGAATCATAAGAAATAAGATATCTAATCGCATTCAAAAGTTATTATGGTCTGAACTAAAAATGGGAAATGTTTCAAATGGAAAACCGGAATATATAGAAGAATTTAAAACATATAGAAGCTCTCGCGTTTACGAGGGCATTTTTTATAAGGAGGAAAATTAAATGGCAATAAAACATGCAAGTGCGCCAAAGGCGTATTTTAACATTACTGGTTTAGGTTTCGCTAAATTAACGAAAGAAGGCGCGGAATTAAAATATAGTGATATTACAAAAACAAGAGGATTACAAAAAATTGGTGTTGAAACTGGTGGAGAACTAAAAACAGCTTATGCTGATGGCGGTCCAATTGAATCAGGGAATACAGACGGAGAAGGTAAAATCTCATTACAAATGCATGCGTTCCCTAAAGAGATTCGCAAAATTGTTTTTAATGAAGATTATGATGAAGATGGCGTTTACGAAGAGAAACAAGGTAAACAAAACAATTACGTAGCTGTATGGTTCAGACAAGAGCGTAGAGACGGTACATTTAGAACAGTTTTATTACCTAAAGTTATGTTTACAAATCCTAAAATCGATGGAGAAACGGCTGAGAAAGATTGGGATTTCTCAAGTGAAGAGGTTGAAGGTGAGGCACTTTTCCCTTTAGTTGATAATAAAAAGTCAGTACGTAAGTATATCTTTGATTCAGCTAACATGACAAATCATGATGGAGACGGTGAAAAAGGCGAAGAGGCTTTCTTAAAGAAAATTTTAGGCGAAGAATATACTGGAAACGTGACAGAGGGTAACGAAGAAACTTTGTAACAAAACCGGCTTCATCGGAAACTGCGGTAAAGTCGGTTAATATACCAGATAGCATTAAAACACTTAAAGTTGGCGACACATACGATTTAAATGTTGTAGTAGAGCCATCTAATCAAAGTAAGTTATTGAAATACACAACAGATCAAACGAATATTGTATCAATCAATAGTGATGGTCAAGTTACTGCGGAAGCACAAGGCATTGCTACGGTTAAAGCAACAGTTGGTAATATGAGTGACACTATAACAATAAATGTAGAAGCATAAGAGGGGGCAACCCCTCTATTTTATTTGAAAATAAGGAGAGTATTATAAAATGGCAAAATTAAAACGTAACATTATTCAATTAGTAGAAGACCCGAAAGCAAATGAAATTAAATTACAAACGTACTTAACACCACACTTCATTTCATTTGAAATTGTATACGAAGCAATGGATTTAATCGATGATATTGAGGACGAAAATAGCACGATGAAACCAAGAGAAATCGCTGACAGATTGATGGATATGGTTGTAAAAATTTACGATAACCAATTCACAGTTAAAGACCTAAAAGAACGTATGCATGCACCTGATGGAATGAATGCACTTCGTGAACAAGTGATTTTCATTACTCAAGGTCAGCAAACTGAGGAAACTAGAAATTTTATCCAGAACATGAAATAAAGCCTGAAGATTTAACATATAAAGCAATGTTGAAAAATATGGATACTCTCATGATGGACTTAATTGAAAATGGTAAAGACGCTAACGAAGTTTTAAAAATGCCATTTCATTATGTACTTTCCATATATCAAAATAAAAACAATGACATTTCTGAAGAAAAAGCAGAGGCTTTAATTGATGCGTTTTAACCTTAACCGTTTGGTTAGGGTTATTTTTTTGAACTTTTTTAGAAAGGAGGTAAAAAATGGGAGAAAGAATAAAAGGTTTATCTATAGGTTTGGATTTAGATGCAGCAAATTTAAATAGATCATTTGCAGAAATCAAACGAAACTTTAAAACTTTAAATTCTGACTTAAAGTTAACCGGTAACAACTTCAAATATACCGAAAAATCAACTCATAGTTACAAACAAAGGATTAAAGAACTTGATGGAACTATCACAGGTTATAAGAAAAACGTTGATGATTTAGCCAAGCAATATGGCAAGGTATCTCAAGAACAGGGCGAAAACAGCGCGGAAGCTCAAAAATTACGACAAGAATATAACAAACAAGCAAATGAGCTGAATTTTTTAGAAAAAGAACTAGAAAAAACAACAACTGAGTTTGAAGAGTTCAAAAAAGCTCAAGTTGAAGCTCAAAGAATGGCAGAAAGTGGCTGGGGAAAAACCAGTAAAGTTTTTGAAAGTATGGGACCTAAATTAACAAAAATGGGTGATGGTTTAAAATCCATTGGTAAAGGTTTGATGATTGGTGTAACTGCACCTGTTTTAGGTATTGCAGCAGCATCAGGAAAAGCTTTTGCAGAAGTTGATAAAGGTTTAGATACAGTTACCCAAGCAACAGGAGCAACCGGCGGAGAGCTTAAGAAGTTGCAGAATTCATTTAAAGATGTTTATGGCAACTTTCCAGAAGACGCTGAGACTGTAGGCGGTGTTTTAGGGGAAGTTAACACAAGGTTAGGTTTCACTGGCAAAGAACTTGAGAGTGCCACAGAGTCATTCTTGAAATTTAGTCACATAACAGGTTCTGACGGCGTACAAGCCGTTCAATTAATTACGCGTGCAATGGGTGATGCAGGTATTGAAGCTGATGAGTATCAAAGTGTACTTGATATGGTAGCGAAAGCAGCACAGGCTAGCGGTATAAGTGTTGATACATTAGCTGATAGCATTACTAAATACGGTGCTCCAATGAGGGCTATGGGCTTTGAGATGAAAGAATCAATCGCTTTATTCTCTCAATGGGAGAAATCAGGTGTTAATACTGAAATAGCCTTCAGTGGTTTGAAAAAAGCTATATCCAATTGGGGTAAAGCGGGTAAAGACCCAAGAGAAGAATTTAAGAAGACATTAGCAGAAATTGAAAGGACACCGGATATAGCTAGCGCAACAAGTTTAGCGATTGAAGCATTTGGTGCAAAAGCAGGTCCTGATTTAGCAGATGCTATTAAAGGCGGTCGCTTTAGTTACCAAGAGTTCTTAAAAACTATCGAAGATTCGCAAGGAACGGTCAATCAGACATTTAAAGATTCTGAAAGTGGCTCCGAAAGATTTAAAGTAGCAATGAATAAACTTAAATTAGTAGGTGCTGATGTATGGGCTTCTATTGAAAGTGCGTTTGCTCCAGTCATGGAAGAATTAATCAAAAAGCTATCTGTAGCAGTTGATTGGTTTTCAAGTTTAAGTGATGGATCTAAAAGGTCGATTGTTATATTCGGTGGTATTGCTGCTGCAATTGGTCCTGTAGTTTTTGGATTAGGTGCATTCATAAGCACAGTTGGCAACGCAGTAACTGTATTAGCTCCATTATTAGCTAGTATTGCAAAGGCTGACGGATTGATTAGTTTTTTATCAACTAAAGTGCCTATTTTAGGAACAGTCTTCACAGCATTAACTGGTCCAATTGGTATCGTGTTAGGTGTACTGGCTGGTTTAGCAGTCGCATTTACAATAGCTTATAAGAAATCTGAAACATTCAGAAATTTTGTTAATGGTGCAATTAACAGTGTTAAACAAACGTTTAGTAATTTCATTCAATTTATCCAACCTTTCATTGATTCCGTTAAAAACGTCTTTAAACAAGCGGTTTCAGCAATCGTTGATTTCGCTAAAGATATTTGGAGTCAAATTAATGGATTCTTTAATGAAAACGGAATTTCTATTGTTCAAGCGCTTCAAAATATATGCAATTTTATCAAAGCTATATTTGAATTTATCTTAAATTTTGTAATTAAACCAATCATGTTTGCGATTTGGCAAGTGATGCAATTTATTTGGCCGGCGGTTAAAGCCTTGATTGTCAGTACTTGGGAGAATATAAAAGGAGTAATACAAGGTGCTTTAAATATCATACTTGGCTTTATCAAGTTCTTTTCAAGTTTATTCACTGGTAATTGGCGAGGTGTTTGGGACGGTATTGTGATGATACTAAAAGGCACTGTGCAGTTAATTTGGAATTTAATACAACTGTGGTTTGTAGGTAAGATTCTAGGTGTTGTTAGATACTTTGGTGGATTGCTTAAAGGTTTAATATCCGGTATCTGGGGTGTTATCAAAGGTATTTTCACAAAATCATTATCTGCAATTTGGAATGCAACGAAAAGTATTTTCGGTTTCTTATACAATAGTGTTAAATCTATTTTCACTAATATGAAAAACTGGTTATCTAGTACGTGGAATAATATCAAAAGCAATACCGTCGGCAAGGCTCATTCGTTATTTACGGGTGTAAGGTCTAAATTCACAAGTTTATGGAATGCGACGAAAGATATATTTACTAAGTTAAGAAATTGGATGTCAAACATCTGGAACTCTATTAAAGATAACACGGTAGGTATAGCTGGTCGTTTGTGGGATAAAGTACGTAATATCTTCGGAAACATGCGTGACGGTTTAAAATCTATCATTGGTAAAATTAAAGATCATATCGGCGGTATGGTAGATGCTATTAAAAAAGGACTTAATAAATTAATTGAAGGCTTAAACTGGGTCGGTGGTAAGTTAGGTATGGATGAAATACCTAGGTTACACACTGGTACAGAGCACACACATACTACTACAAGATTAGTTAAGAACGGTAAGATTGCACGTGATACATTCGCTACAGTTGGGGATAAAGGACGTGGAAATGGTCCAAATGGTTTTAGAAATGAAATGATTGAATTCCCTAATGGTAAACGTGTAATCACACCTAATACAGACACTACTGCTTATTTACCTAAAGGCTCAAAAGTATACAACGGTGCACAAACTTATTCAATGTTAAACGGAACGCTTCCGAGATTTCATTTCGGTACTACTATGTGGAAAGATATTAAATCTAGTGCATCATCGGCATTTAACTGGACAAAAGATCAAATAGGTAAAGGTACCAAATGGCTTGGCGATAAAGTTGGCGATGTTTTAGATTTTATGGAAAATCCAGGCAAACTTTTAAATTATATACTTGAAGCTTTTGGAATTGATTTCAATTCTTTAACTAAAGGTATGGGAATTGCAGGCGACATAACAAAAGCTGCATGGTCTAAGATTAAGAAAAGTGCTACTGATTGGATAAAAGAAAATTTAGAAGCTATGGGCGGTGGCGATTTAGTCGGTGGAATATTAGACCCTGACAAAATTAATTATCATTATGGACGTACCGCAGCTTATACCGCTGCAACTGGAAGACCATTTCATGAAGGTGTCGATTTTCCATTTGTATATCAAGAAGTTAGAACGCCGATGGGTGGCAGACTTACAAGAATGCCATTTATGTCTGGTGGTTATGGTAATTATGTAAAAATTACTAGTGGAGTTATCGATATGCTATTTGCGCATTTGAAAAACTTTAGCAAATCACCACCTAGTGGCACGATGGTAAAGCCCGGTGATGTTGTTGGTTTAACTGGTAATACCGGATTTAGTACAGGACCACATTTACATTTTGAAATGAGGAGAAATGGACGACATTTTGACCCTGAACCATATTTAAGGAATGCTAAGAAAAAAGGTAGGTTATCAATTGGTGGCGGTGGCGCTACTTCTGGAAGTGGTGCAACTTATGCCAGCCGAGTAATCCGACAAGCACAAAGTATTTTAGGAGGACGTTATAAAGGTAAGTGGATTCATGACCAGATGATGCGAGTTGCAAAGCGCGAAAGTAACTATCAATCAAATGCAGTGAATAATTGGGACATTAATGCTCAAAGAGGAGACCCGTCTAGAGGATTATTCCAAATTATCGGCTCAACTTTTAGAGCTAACGCTAAACGAGGGTACACTAATTATAATAATCCAGTACATCAAGGTATCTCAGCAATGCAGTACATTGTTAGACGATATGGTTGGGGTGGTTTTAAACGTGCTGGTGATTACGCATATGCTACAGGTGGAAAAGTTTTTGATGGTTGGTATAACTTAGGTGAAGACGGTCATCCAGAATGGATTATTCCAACAGATCCAGCTCGTAAAAATGATGCAATGAAGATGTTGCATTATGCAGCAGCAGAAGTAAGAGGGAGAAAAGCGAGTAAAAATAAGCGTCCTAGTCAATTGTCTAATGTAAATGGGTTTGATGACCCAAGCTTATTATTGAAAATGATTGAACAACAGCAACAACAAATAGCTTTATTACTGAAGATAGCGCAATCTAACGATGTGATTGCAGATAAAGATTATCAGCCGATTATTGACGAATACGCTTTTGATAAAAAGGTGAACGCGTCTATAGAAAAGCGAGAAAGGCAAGAATCAACAAAAGTAAAGTTTAGAAAAGGAGGAATTGCTATTCAATGATAGACACTATTAAAGTGAACAACAAAACAATTCCTTGGTTGTATGTCGAAAGAGGGTTTGAAATACCCTCTTTTAATTATGTTTTAAAAACAGAAAATGTAGATGGACGTTCGGGGTCTATATATAAAGGGCGTAGGCTTGAATCTTATAGTTTTGATATACCTTTGGTGGTACGTAATGACTATTTATCTCACAACGGCATTAAAACACATGATGACGTCTTGAATGAATTAGTAAAGTTTTTTAACTACGAGGAACAAGTTAAATTACAATTCAAATCTAAAGATTGGTACTGGAACGCTTATTTTGAAGGACCAATAAAGCTGCACAAAGAATTTGCAATACCTGTTAAGTTCACTATCAAAGTAGTACTAACAGACCCTTACAAATATTCAGTAACAGGAAATAAAAATACTGCGATTTCAGACCAAGTTTCAGTTGTAAATAGTGGGACTGCTGACACTCCTTTAATTGTTGAAGCCCGAGCAATTAAACCATCTAGTTACTTTATGATTACTAAAAATGATGAAGATTATTTTATGGTTGGTGATGATGAGGTAACCAAAGAAGTTAAGGATTACATGCCTCCTGTTTATCATAGTGAGTTTCGTGATTTCAAAGGTTGGACTAAGATGATTACTGAAGATATTCCAAGTAATGACTTAGGTGGTAAGGTCGGCGGTGACTTTGTGATATCCAATCTTGGCGAAGGATATAAAGCAACTAATTTTCCTGATGCAAAAGGTTGGGTTGGTGCTGGCACGAAACGAGGGCTCCCTAAAGCGATGACAGATTTTCAAATTACCTATAAATGTATTGTTGAACAAAAAGGTAAAGGTGCCGGAAGAACAGCACAACATATTTATGATAGTGATGGTAAGTTACTTGCTTCTATTGGTTATGAAAATAAATATCATGATAGAAAAATAGGACATATTGTTGTTACGTTGTATAACCAAAAAGGAGACCCCAAAAAGATATACGACTATCAGAATAAACCGATAATGTATAACTTGGACAGAATCGTTGTTTATATGCGGCTCAGAAGAGTAGGTAATAAATTTTCTATTAAAACTTGGAAATTTGATCACATTAAAGACCCAGATAGACGTAAACCTATTGATATGGATGAGAAAGAGTGGATAGATGGCGGTAAGTTTTATCAGCGTCCAGCTTCTATCATAGCTATCTATAGTGCGAAGTATAACGGTTATAAGTGGATGGAGATGAATGGATTAGGTTCATTCAATACGGAGATTCTACCGAAACCGAAAGGCGCAAGGGATGTCATTATACAAAAAGGTGATTTAGTGAAAATAGATATGCAAGCAAAAAGTGTTGTCATCAATGAGGAACCAATGTTGAGCGAGAAATCGTTTGGAAGTAATTATTTCAATGTTGATTCTGGGTACAGTGAATTAATCATACAACCTGAAAACGTCTTTGATACGACGGTTAAATGGCAAGATAGATATTTATAGAAAGGAGATGAGAGTGTGATACATGTTTTAGATTTTAACGACAAGATTATAGATTTCCTTTCTACTGATGACCCTTCCTTAGTTAGAGCGATTCATAAACGTAATGTTAATGACAATTCAGAAATGCTTGAACTGCTCATATCATCAGAAAGAGCTGAAAAGTTCCGTGAACGACATCGTGTTATTATAAGGGATTCAAACAAACAATGGCGTGAATTTATTATTAACTGGGTTCAAGATACGATGGACGGCTACACAGAGATAGAATGTATAGCGTCTTATCTTGCTGATATAACAACAGCTAAACCGTATGCACCAGGCAAATTTGAGAAAAAGACAACTTCAGAAGCATTGAAAGATGTGTTGAGCGATACAGGTTGGGAAGTTTCTGAACAAACCGAATACGATGGCTTACGTACTACGTCATGGACTTCTTATCAAACTAGATATGAAGTTTTAAAGCAATTATGTACAACCTATAAAATGGTATTGGATTTTTATATAGAGCTTAGTTCTAATACCGTCAAAGGTAGATATGTGGTACTCAAAAAGAAAAACAGCTTATTCAAAGGTAAAGAAATTGAGTATGGTAAAGATTTGGTTGGGTTAACTAGGAAGATTGATATGTCAGAAATCAAAACAGCATTAATTGCTGTGGGACCTGAAAATGACAAAGGGAAGCGTTTAGAGCTAGTTGTGACAGATGACGAAGCGCAAAGTCAATTCAACCTACCTATGCGCTATATTTGGGGGATATATGAACCACAATCAGATGATCAAAATATGAATGAAACACGATTAAGTTCTTTAGCCAAAACAGAGTTAAATAAACGTAAGTCGGCAGTTATGTCATATGAGATTACTTCTACTGATTTGGAAGTTACGTATCCGCACGAGATTATATCAATTGGCGATACAGTCAGAGTAAAACATAGAGATTTTAACCCGCCATTGTATGTAGAGGCAGAAGTTATTGCTGAAGAATATAACATAATTTCAGAAAATAGCACATATACATTCGGTCAACCTAAAGAGTTCAAAGAATCAGAATTACGAGAAGAGTTTAACAAGCGATTAAACCTAATACACCAAAAATTAAACGACAATATTAGCAATATCAACACTATAGTTAAAGATGTTGTAGATGGTGAATTAGAATACTTTGAACGCAAAATACACAAAAGTGATACACCGCCAGAAAATCCAGTCAATGATATGCTTTGGTATGATACAAGTAACCCTGATGTTGCTGTCTTGCGTAGATATTGGAATGGTCGATGGATTGAAGCAACACCAAATGATGTTGAAAAATTAGGTGGTATAACAAGAGAGAAAGCGCTATTCAGTGAATTAAACAATATTTTTATTAATTTATCTATACAACACGCTAGTCTTTTGTCAGAAGCTACAGAATTACTGAATAGCGAGTACTTAGTAGATAATGATTTGAAAGCGGACTTACAAGCAAGTTTAGACGCTGTGATTGATGTTTATAATCAAATTAAAAATAATTTAGAATCTATGACACCCGAAACTGCAACGATTGGTCGGTTGGTAGATACACAAGCTTTATTTCTTGAGTATAGAAAGAAATTACAAGATGTTTATACAGATGTAGAAGATGTCAAAATCGCCATTTCAGATAGATTTAAATTATTACAGTCACAATACACTGATGAAAAATATAAAGAAGCGTTGGAAATAATAGCAACAAAATTTGGTTTAACGGTGAATGAAGATTTGCAGTTAGTCGGAGAACCTAATGTTGTTAAATCAGCTATTGAAGCAGCTAGAGAATCCACAAAAGAACAATTACGTGACTATGTAAAAACATCGGACTATAAAACAGACAAAGACGGTATTGTTGAACGTTTAGATACTGCTGAAGCTGAGAGAACGACTTTAAAAGGTGAAATCAAAGATAAAGTTACGTTAAACGAATATCGAAACGGATTGGAAGAACAAAAACAATATACTGATGACCAGTTAAGTGATTTGTCCAATAATCCTGAGATTAAAGCAAGTATTGAACAAGCAAATCAAGAAGCGCAAGAAGCTTTAAAATCATACATTGATGCTCAAGATAATCTTAAAGAGAAGGAATCGCAAGCGTATGCTGATGGTAAAATTTCGGAAGAAGAGCAACGCGCTATACAAGATGCTCAAGCTAAACTTGAAGAGGCAAAACAAAACGCAGAACTAAAGGCTAGAAACGCTGAAAAGAAAGCTAATGCTTATACAGACAACAAGGTCAAAGAAAGCACAGATGCACAGAGGAGAACACTGACTCGCTATGGTTCTCAAATTATACAAAATGGTAAGGAAATCAAATTAAGAACTACTAAAGAAGAGTTTAATGCAACCAATCGTACACTTTCAAATATATTAAACGAGATTGTCCAAAACGTTACAGATGGAACAACAATCAGATATGATGATAACGGAGTGGCTCAAGCTTTAAATGTGGGGCCACGTGGTATTAGATTAAATGCTGATAAAATTGATATTAACGGTAATAGAGAAATAAACCTTCTTATCCAAAATATGCGAGATAAAGTAGATAAAACCGATATTGTCAACAGCCTTAATTTATCAAGAGAGGGTCTTGATATCAATGTTAATAGAATTGGAATTAAAGGCGGTAACAATAACAGATATGTTCAAATACAGAATGATTCTATTGAACTAGGTGGTATTGTGCAACGAACTTGGAAAGGCAAACGATCAACCGATGATATATTCACACGTCTTAAAGATGGACATCTAAGGTTTAGAAATAACACCGCTGGCGGTTCACTTTATATGTCACATTTTGGTATTTCAACATATATTGATGGAGAAGGCGAAGACGGAGGTTCATCCGGTACTATTCAATGGTGGGATAAAACTTACAGTGATAGCGGTATGAATGGCATAACAATCAATTCCTATGGTGGTGTCGTTGCACTAACGTCAGATAATAATCGGGTTGTTCTGGAGTCTTACGCTTCATCGAATATCAAAAGCAAACAGGCACCGGTGTATTTATATCCAAACACAGACAAAGTGCCTGGATTAAACCGATTTGCATTCACGCTGTCTAATGCAGATAATGCTTATTCGAGTGACGGTTATATTATGTTTGGTTCTGATGAGAACTATGATTACGGTGCGGGTATCAGGTTTTCTAAAGAAAGAAATAAAGGTCTTGTTCAAATTGTTAATGGACGATATGCAACAGGTGGAGATACAACAATCGAAGCAGGGTATGGCAAATTTAATATGCTGAAACGACGTGATGGTAATAGGTATATTCATATACAGAGTACAGACCTACTGTCTGTAGGTTCAGATGATGCAGGAGATAGGATAGCTTCTAACTCAATTTATAGACGTACTTATTCGGCCGCAGCTAATTTGCATATTACTTCTGCTGGCACAATTGGGCGTTCGACATCAGCGCGTAAATACAAGTTATCTATCGAAAATCAATATAACGATAGAGATGAACAACTGGAACATTCAAAAGCTATTCTTAACTTACCTATTAGAACGTGGTTTGATAAAGCTGAGTCTGAAATTTTAGCTAGAGAGCTGAGAGAAGATAGAAAATTATCGGAAGACACCTATAAACTTGATAGATACGTAGGTTTGATTGCTGAAGAGGTGGAGAATTTAGGATTAAAAGAGTTTGTCACGTATGATGACAAAGGAGAAATTGAAGGTATAGCGTATGATCGTCTATGGATTCATCTTATCCCTGTTATCAAAGAACAACAACTAAGAATCAAGAAATTGGAGGAGTCAAAGAATGCAGGATAACAAACAAGGATTACAAGCTAATCCTGAATATACAATTCATTATTTATCACAGGAAATTATGAGGTTAACACAAGAAAACGCGATGTTAAAAGCGTATATACAAGAAAATAAAGAAAATCAACAATGTGCTGAGGAAGAGTAATCTTTAGCACTATTTTTATACAAAAATTTAAGGAGGTCATTTAATTATGGCAAAAGAAATTATCAACAATACAGAAAGGTTTATTTTAGTACAAATCGACAAAGAAGGTACAGAACGTGTAGTATATCAAGATTTCACAGGAAGTTTTACAACTTCTGAAATGGTTAACCATGCTCAAGATTTTAAATCTGAAGAAAACGCTAAGAAAATTGCGGAGACGTTAAATTTGTTATATCAATTAACTAACAAAAAAAAACGTGTGAAAGTAGTTAAAGAAGTAGTTGAAAGATCAGATTTATCTCCAGAGGTAACAGTTAACACTGAAACAGTATGAAAAGCTATGAGTTAGATACTCATAATCTTTATTCTTTTAGAAAGCGGGTGTACTGAATTGGGGTGGTTCAAAAAACACGAACATGAATGGCGCATCAGAAGGTTAGAAGAGAATGATAAAACAATGCTCAGCACACTCAACGAAATTAAATTAGGTCAAAAAACCCAAGAGCAAGTTAACATTAAATTAGATAAAACCTTAGATGCTATTCAAAAAGAAAGAGAAATAGATGAAAAGAATAAGAAAGAAAATGATAAGAACATACGTGATATGAAAATGTGGGTGCTTGGTTTAGTTGGGACAATATTTGGGTCGCTAATTATAGCATTATTGCGTATGCTTATGGGCATATAA